TGACCTGCGTTGTGTTTGTATTGAAAATTGATAGATCTTCTACCTTTTCTGGCCAAGTAATCCGTAGTTGTCGAAAGTGTGTTTGTATCTAAATCATATTTTTTGATCACATCTTCGTCAGATGCATAAAAATAGAACAATTGATTATCTGTGTAAGTTGCAGTGTTTAAATTGATGTCTGCTTCTTTTTCTGTTACTATGAAATTGGATGTAGAGTAAGGTCTAAATCTTTCTATGTTATCATATGAAATGTATTTTTCGAAAAACACAAACTTTGTGGACTCAGATAAAGTTGGTTCGACAATTATGTCAAAAATATCTGGATTGTCGACTACACCGTCATCATCATCGTCGAAGAATCCTACTTTGACTTTTCTGTTGTCCTGGTATCCATCTGCTTCTTTCACAGTGTCAGTTACCTGCCATGTGATAGGGTAACCTATGCTGTTACCAGTGGACACTAAAGAATTGGTCTTTAACACTTTTACCGTGTCTTTTACACTCTTTCCTGTTTTGAAATCATAAATCTTTTCTTCTGTGTCATAGTGAAACTTGTTCTGTGATTCTGACTCGAATATGTAGTCTAACTTCCTGTACGTAACTGTGTATGTGTTCCCGTCATTTGCGAATTTGAACCACCAACTAGCATCGAGGTTTGTTCCTGATGTGTCACCTGAGTTGTTAAGGCTGAATACAGATGAAGTGCTGAGGTTTGTGGACGTGATTACTTTCCATGTCTCCGAATCGATGTCATATCTAAGGCCAAACTCTTCAAACGCTTCTATCCTGTCCAGCATGTTTGCCTCAAGAGCCTGCGACAATGATGTAGTAAAGTTTGGTATCACCGCACTGACAACTGCGCCATTAGGTATGACACTGCTGAGAGTCACAGGACCAACTCCAGACTCCAAGTTACCTGTACCGCTGTTTGCACCATCTCCTACCACTGCACCTATTTTTGCCCATTTCCTATCCTGTGCATCATCAGTTCCTGCAGTCACTAATGAATCATTAAGGAAACCCCTTGTGTCTGGTGATGTGAACTTTATCAATGCTCCTGGTTTTGCAAATTTGAAGTTGGAAGTTGCAAAGTCACCAATTGCCAGAGCACCCGATGACGTAAAAAACCCTGTGTTAGTGTTAGTGGATGTTGTTGTTGAATTCCATGTGGCAGTCAATGTGCTAAGATCCTTTGTGCCATACTTGAAATAATAGAAGTGCCTCGAATAAGGCATTTTCAGTTTAGCCTCAACTGACCTATCTATTGTCGATTGTATGTCACTCCTGTTGTTAAATGTGAATGTAAACTGTTGCGTAGATTCTTCTCTGTATAAAATCCCGTCATCGGCAAACACACTTACATTTGAATATGCGCCTGATGGGTCAAGTATCTCTTTCGCTCTTGATATTCCAGATGCTGATCTGTTTACTGATCTTACTTTAACTATTTCTTGTGATGCTGAAAGAGGGACTACTTGATAATCCTCTGCTGTGATCATCCTGTTCTGAGAATAGTAAACCTGTGCCGCTTTTTCTTTGATTGATTCATTCGATTCAGCGGCCGCGGAATTGTAGACCGATTGTTTCAAACTCACAGAGAAAGCCAGGTTCTGTTGTGATCCATTAGCATCTGTGTAAGGAACTGAGAAGGATATGCTCTGCATGTCTGCAGGCGTTATTCCATATTTCACGTTGTCACTTATTCTGTGATACGTCCTGAAAGATCCAAGAGGCAGATTAGAAAAAGTTCCATCTCCAAACACAAGGTCGATGGCATCATTATTCTTTGTCACTACATTGTAAATGTTTCTTTCTGTGCTTGACAGGGAATTATAGATTGCATTGTTTCCAGACAGTGAAGGCACTTGCGTCCATTTTTCCGATATCTGACCAAATTGATCTAATTTGAATAACCAGACGTCTGAATCGTTGACGTTGTTTGCTGATATGGATCTTATGTAATTTGTAATCGCTGTGTCTACACTGAAATCTGCATACTGCATGGTACCTTGCTTGAATAAGAAAAAGAATCCTGTGTTGTTGGAACTGTCACCACCTCCATCTGATCTGTAAGTGTAAGTCAATCCTGTGCCTGGGATAGGATCCGATTCATATATAGAATCAGAATTGTTTATAGTGCTTGGCACTATTTCAAACTGTCTGGATATTCCACCTATTGATTTTACATACTTGAACAAAGGCAAGTCCACCTGGTTGGAACTCAAAGTGTATACCTCTGTGTCTATGCCACCGATTGGGCCTGACTCTCTTGGGTTTCCAAAAAGTTGTCCTGTTTGGTTTGCGGCATTTAATATAGCAACAAACTGTTCTCTGTAATTGCTGTTTGCCGAGTCATTCCATATGATTGTTTGGTTTGCTAGGTTGGTTCCTGAACTGTCTGTAACGTCCTGTGTAGTGGATATTGAATCAATCTTTAAAAGACCTGTTGCCGGCTTGTTTCTTTTTGCATTGTAGTTGATAAGACGTGCTAGTCTAAGCACTGAATTTCTTCTTTCTGCTGTTTCAAGAAAGTTTTCCCTTGCATTTAGATCTACTCTGAAACTCAAGGCCTGTGCTATGTAGGCAATCAGGTCAATGAGAGCAACATATTCTGAACTCTCTACAAAATCATTGAAATCGTCTGGATAATTCTCACGTAGATATGCCACCATTGTTCTACGTAGCGTTTCAAAATCGTATGATTTGAAATCTGCCTGCTGGAATGACTGGTAGATCTTCTGCCAATCTTCCGCTACTAATAATCTATTCTGTCTATCTGTTGTGGCCATATCGTTTGTATGGATATTTATGTATTAAATTAAGTGCGTATATTAAGATAGGCGTAGCAACGAATTTTCGTCGAAATTAAATTGCAATTTCTCCGTGATGTTCAATGGAACATATGTAATAGTGGCCTGAATTGCTATGCCCTGCTCTGCTTCAGTCACTATGATTTCGTCTGTTGATATACGAGGATCTGCGTTTAGATTAGCCGTAACATCCTCTATGATGGCATCCTTTAGAGCATCTGTGAATGGTTCGAATATGGCATCATAGATTATCGTGCCAAATTCTGGATTTTCTACCCGTTCACCTTTACGAATCGACAGCCTGTTGATCAGGTCCTGTTTGGCTACCTCGAAGTCATACAATTTGAAGTTCTTCTGCTCGGCACGACTGCTGAATCCCTTGAAGGAAACTTGCTTGTCTTTTAGACCACCGGAGCCACCTGAGCCACCTGAGCCACCACCTGAACCATATGCCATTAATGTAACCTCCTAAATTCTACATCCACCTTGCTGTAATCCACAGCATAGTATCCGGTGTCTGTCAAGTGCCTAGCCCATGGAACCTCTTGTGCCATAACTCCCATGTACCTGCCAGGCAGTTGTTTGTATTTAAATGAATAAACATTTATTCCTGCTGGTGACTTGCCAACAAACCTGATGTCTTCTTTAAGCCTTGCATCACTGAAACTGAATCCTGAACTGAAGAAACTACCAATGGAAGATGCCACAGAACTAATTGTTTGTCCACCTAATAGTTGTGGTAACTTTGTTGCTCCTATCTTGAGTCCTAGACTGCTGGCCGCGTTGGCTCCACCAGAAATGGCTAGTTCTCTTGCTGTACTTTTTCCTAAAAATCCTGTCAAGAAAGATTTTGCCTGACTCTTGACCATCGTCACTGCCGTATTTGTAACTGCAGATGTTACCTGTCCTGCTACCACGTTCTTGAACACGTTGGTAGCGGCCTTTATGTCACCTATCGATGCAAGGTTGGCTATGTTGATGTTTCCTGCGATGCCCGATATGTCTACACCGCCTATGTTCGTTGGAAGGCCTGTCCTTGAGTATATGGTGTTTCCAAACTTGTCCACACCTATTGCTTTCTTGGTCAGATTTCCTACAACGTTTTTCTGGAAGGCGTTGTTGGCCGCATTGGCCAGTGCCTTGGTTCCTACGTCTTGTGCAAATCCTTTTACGTTACCCGCCGCAAGTTTCGAGAAGTCTGCACCTCCTCCCAATGCGAAAAGTTCTCCTGCTTGATTAACAAACACGTTGTCTTTGAACATGGCAACCGCCTCTGATCCTGTAATTGTGTCTATGACCTGGTCTGCCAGTTTCTTTGTTGTGTTGTTCAGCACGTCATTTGCTTTGTCTGAAACATTGAAGTCTCCCAGTTTGTTACTGATGCTGTCTGCGATATCCCATTTGCCTATTGCTGAATTTGTTATGTTGAACATCTTGTCGTAATCTTTTCCGAACTCTGCAAGTATCTTCCTGGCTTCACTGCCACTTGTAGATGTGCCCATCTTGTCACGTAGCACCCTTTCTGCGTCTGCCTGGAACTGTCCTAGCCTGATACTTTCCACCTTGGACGTTCTATTTCTCTGTTCCGTGTACTCAACCGTTCCCGGCGTAGAAGATAATTTGTACCATTGTTTTGTGTCCAGTTGGTCATCTGTTTTGTCAAGGCTTGGCAATGCACCATCAGTGGAGAAGCCTTTGAATCTAGGCACTGGTTCGTGTGTTATGAATCTGTGTACAGTTGTCTTGGTCTGTTTAGTGAATGGTTCCAATGGCTCAATGCCCTTCTTGGCCAATTCCACGTCTCCTTCTAGTCTAGGTTCCATTCCAACTTCCACCGGCTTCAACCATGTAGGTCCCCATTTCGGACTAGCCGCTATGGAATTAAAGTGCACCTGTGCGCCTGCTAGGTGTATCTGTCCACCCGCTCCCGCCAATACCTGTCCATCTGTGTAAGAGAACATGCCACCTTTGGAATATGTGGATATCTGTCCGTTCTGGGAACTCGTGAACACACCTTTGTCGGCCATCGTCTGCAGGTAATCAGTGGACATCAATATCTCCCCTGGTCTCCTAGGAACTTTTACATCAGCAGTTGACTTATGTCCTTTCTTGACTGATATGTCGTCCTCGTTGTAGAATACGTCATCCGTTCCTGTTGCTGACATACGAATACTCTGACCGGCGTGCATATTAATATTGGCATCTGCGTGTAGGTTGAAATCACCTTGTGTTCTCATGTTGATTCCTCCGACACCTGAGTAAACGTCTATCCGGCCATCCTTGTTCATCTCCAACCAAGCGTTACCTGATGCGTTTGCTATGTACACTATTCCTTCCGAGTCATGCATCAGTATCTGGTGTCCTGATGATGTACGTAATCTTGTCAATTGGTTAGTACCGTCGGCGGCGCCATCGTCCATTACAAATGTGTGTCCGGCCAACCTGTCCACTATTGCTTCTTCTTCGGAATCGTTCGCACCAACTTTTGTAGGTGTCGCTCCTGGATTCAACCTACCTGGTGTACTCATACCAAACACCTGACTTGGTGATTCCCTCTGTGCCGATGATGTTGTGTTACCTCTCACATTATCTGCACTCAAACCCTGAGTCATCAGTGTGTCGGCTAATGGGTGTATAGGTTTATTTTTTTGTCTATAGTTTACGTCAGTTACATCCGCATACCTGTTGACCTCACCCGCGGGTAAGTTTGTTGACCCGTATTCTTCCTGTGTGCTTTGGTTCAATTCGTCCTTTACTCTGTAAGAAGAGGCTATTCCTGGCGTCATGTGGTTTGTCAGAGGTTCTTGTACGCACCCTATCCAGAATGCTTCCTCCATTTTGCCCTCTGCGAATATGACCAATACCCTGGTCTCTAGGTCAGGTGGCACTGCCCAGAATCCATATGAGAACTGTGAATCGGTGTGCTTGTTGCCAGGCTTAACGTGTCTCAGTCCCTTGTTACCATAGAACGGAGATAGATAGTCACAGTCTATCAATCCATCAAAATCTGTGCTGACGTTACCTTTCAAAGAAGGAATGAAAACCTTTAGCCTACCTGCCCTCAAAGGGTCGTTGTTTGCCTTGACTATTCCAACATATGGACCCGGGGATAATGAACCCCAGTCCTCGTTGGTTTTGGGTGCCTTCGGTGTTGATGCGTCACCTTTTAAATATTCGTGTAATCCTGCCACTTTATAATCTTCCTATGTTGAATTTGTCTTTCAGGGCCGCTATCTTGCTTTCCAAGTACGTACTGAATTTATCTTTGATCAATGAAACCTCATTGACATACTCACCTGTCTCCACCAACCCTCCTCCGATCTGAGGACCATAGTTGTTGTGA